GGTGGTGGTGGTTGCAAAAGGCTGTCAACATTATCAATCCCTAGCGCAGAATACATCCTGCGATAAGCCTCATAAGTGCCTTTAGGTCCGTGAATCTCAGGGTTCGACTGTACGAGCTGCATTAGCTCTTGAGCCATTGTGATTCTTTGAGACTGGCTGAAAATGTTAGGGTCTGATACAGGGATAACATCGACACGCCCGTCAAAGTCAGTCTGCTTGACCTCCTGAGAACCGCCAAGAGCCTGATAAGGGTACATTGGAGGCAGGTATTCAGAAAACACTTTGGCAAGTAACTGAAACTCAATTCGTTGAGCGTAGTGCAAGCGCTTATGAATCGCGCTCATCACCTTGGTGCCGCGTTCCAATAAAGCGACCGTGGTGCCAACAGGCATTGCTTGATTTACGTCACCGACATTAGTGTCTGCAATGCTGGCAAAACGCTTGCCAGAGTCAATCAACATACCCAAAAGTTGCATCAAGACGTTTGAAGGCTCTTTTACAGGTAACGGGATCAAGTTTTCCTTGAGAGAACCACCAGTAGTGTCGATATCTCGGAATTCTCCGGGTTGGAGAGGCTCGTCTTCGTCTCGAATCCGCATTCCTCTGGCCTTGAACCCAGAAGGCAAGTTTGCAATCGTGCCAGCATCAATTAACTGCCTAAGAATAGACGTTGAAGCCTTTGCAAGACCGCCGATCATGTGGCTCAAGCCTAAGCCATAGAAGCCAAGGCCCGGCAAAAATTTATACTGCACAAAATAATTTATTTTTTGCTTCGTAATGTCTTGTTCTGTGTAGTTTCTTCGGATCGACAAGACTTGCTGAGATTGCTCGTCAATTGTCACGATATAAGGCAGTTTTAAGCCCGTTTCTTTGCCTTCGGCGTCAACATCTTCGTAACCCGGAAGGTCCAGTATGGTATGGACTTCGTAAACAGTTCTGTCTCGGTTCTCAGAATAGCTTGGGGACTGACCCTCAATCTCGTCAATCTCTTCTTCTATATCGCTGCGATTAACAGTGTAAGCATCGCCTTTTAGCTCGATATCTGCGTAAAAACCGCTTAGCTGCTGCTTGCGAATCTCGTTTTTGCTCATCCTAATAACGTGCGTAACCCGCTCAGCAGAAAGAATGTCAGAAGCCTCGTAAGGAACGATCAAATCTTCTGGGGCAATAAACTTTGAAACCGCTCGGCTCATAGACTGGTCGTAGTAAACCTTCTTGAACGCAGATCCTGCAATCGGCAGGTAAAACAAAAGCATATCCAGCTCGGGGTCATATTCCTGCATCACATTCATGATGTAAAAATTCATGAAGTTGGCGACCCTTTGAGACTGCATTTCAATCTCTGGCGTGCGAGCGCCAACGATCTCAGTCTTAACTGGGCCTTGCGCTGGTAAAAGCTCTTTATAAGCCTGCGCCTGAAACTGAGTCACGCTTTCAGCAAGAATTGGGTGAATTACGCCAGAAGACCCTTGGAACGGTTGAGATCTAGTCTCGTCAAATTTCATGCCAAGGTACTTCAGCCCTTCAACATAGGTCTTTTCCCACTCGGAACGGCTTTCTTTGTCCGAGTCAATAGACTCCAAGACATCGCTTGCAAGCTTTCCAAGGTCTGATTTGTCGAGAAAATCAACTAGGTTTGAGTCAAACGGGATCTGAATTGTTTCTGGAACCGCGTCGATCTCATCGTCAATTAGAATGTCTTCTTCAGCTACCAAAATCTGGGCAGCATCTCTGATCATATCTTCTCGGCTAGGTTCTGGCGTTACCGACATCTCCCGAGACAATGGGATGACATCTGGATCTTCTTCTGTGCCAAGTAATTTATCAATAGCCATCAGTAGTATACCTGTCTATTTCGAGGCAAGAACTTAGCCTCGTCTTGGTAATCATTTTCAAGGGCGATAAAACCGCCCTGCCTAAATCTCATAAGCGCCATTGTAGCACTATCACAAAAATCGTCATGATCTCCGTATGGGAAGCTTGCCATTTCCTCGATAACTTCTTCGGCAAAGCTGTCGTCTGGTGCCCAAACCATAGCTGATTCAAAAAGAGGCGCGACACTGTTCATTCTTGCAATCTTATCCTGACCTCGGCTTGGTGTATAGGCTGTGACGGGGATGCCCATACGCCTCAATTCTTGGGTCAACGGCGTGCCAGAAGCCTTTGCTTCAACCAGAACACAATCTGGCTCCCAGTATTTGTATTCGTCCATAGCGATCTTTTTAAGCTCGGGGAAATCGACACGGAACCGCTTGGCATCGAGCAGAATTATGCAGTCAGGCCCGTCAACCTCTGGGGTAAAAACCCCCCAAGTTGTAATGGCCGAGTAGTCGGCAGTTTCTTTCTTTGAAAAAGCCGTGTCATAGGACTGAATGACGTAAGAATAAGCCGGTACATAGTCCTTATCCCAAACCTCCCACCATTCGCGTTTGACGATTGACCCTGATTCAGCAGTTGGATTCTGCAGCCACTGGCTGTTCCACTTGGCAACAGGAAGAGACGCCTTTACACTTAAAAGCTCCTCCTTCTTCCAATACTCCGGCCAAAGCGGCTCCTCTGTCTCCGGCATAATTGCTGGGAACTCGATCATCTCCCACTGGTCAGCATGATCGTCGCCCTGCTTCTTTATGACCTTGCCAACCAGATCTTTAGTTGACCATCGAGTCATAACAATCACGATAATTCCACCGGGCTGCAAGCGCTGACGAGGACCGGACGTATACCATTCGTAAACCGAGTCCATTGCGGTTGCAGAAAGAGCGTCTTGCTCAGAAACCGGGTCATCGATAATCAATAAATCAGCACCACGGCCTGTGATCGCGCCGCCGACGCCTGAGTAAAAAGATTCACCACCCTCGTTAGTCGTCCATCGACCAGCAGACTTGTTATCTGACTGCAGCTTCAGCTTAGGAAAAACTTCTTGATAGTCTTCAGAATCAATAATGTTTCTGACACGGCGACCGAACCGAACAGCAAGCTCGGCGGTGTGGGTTGTTTGAATGATCTTTAAATCGCCGCGCAGACCCATCATCCAAGCTGGAAAATAGGTGCTGGCAAATTCAGATTTGGTATGTCGAGGCGGCAAGCACACAATCAATCGCTTCAATTTACCTTGAGCAATTCGGTTGAACTTTTCGCCAATTATCTTATGGTGCCGACCCTCAACAAACTCTGGCCACATGTGCTTCACAAAGTTTATGAAGTCACCTTGGCAGTCGTCTTGCTTTTCGAGCTGGTCGTATTTTTTAAGCAGAGCAAGAGCTTCTGCTTTTTCCGCATCAGATAAAATGTCGAAGTCTTTTAGCGCAAGCTCAGACATGACCCCAATCTTCGTTTTTGAATAACAGCGCCTCAGCCTCTCTTCTGCGGACTAGCCCGTTGACAACCTTGCCACCAGCCTTGTTCCATCGGCGCATTTCAGATGGTACTTCGTCAAAACAACTATCGTTTAACCGTTTCAACATTGTTGACGACCTAAGATTACCCGGACCTAAGTTATAAGTCCATGCAACCAATGCGTCAAACTCATTTTGTTTCAAGGGAACATCTACTGCCTCTTGAACGTATCCCTCAAACTCTTCCAAATCTTCCGCAAGCATTCGATCAGCATCTGCTTGGCTACAAGCATCGCCTTCTTTAACCTTGTAAGTATGCCCATAACCAATCGTCCACACGTCTGCAGAGCACTGATAAGCCTCAAGCTCACAGCCCTCAAATTTTTTAATTAATGATATACCTTCTTCGCTAGTTCTCATTAGTCATGCTTATGGGAAGCGCCGTAGTAAAAAGATATGATACTGCTGACAATCCCGCCAAGATAACCGAGAACAAGGTTAACAATACCGTCATCGTTAGCAGCGGGGTCTTGTAGCGTGACCAAAGCAATGTAGCCACCGAAAAAGAATACGCAAGCAACTGCAATAAACTTTGGTGTCCAATCTCCTTTAAACGCCGAACGAGCGTGTTGGATATCTTCCGTTTCGAGTTTAAAAACATCTACATCCAGCTCCTTCATTCTGGTCTTGAACCCGAGTTCAGCTTTCTTGATTTCTGCAAGCTGCTCTGGCGATGCAGTCTGAACTGCTTGTTCGATACTTTTCTCGTCAGGCTTGCAGCCAAGGACGCTCGCAATCGTCTGGGCAGCAGCGCCGCCCAAAGGCCCACCGAGAGCCTGACCAATAGTAGGTGCCAGAGTACCGATCAAGCCTTTTATTGCGTTAAACTTCATTGTGTTAATACCAAGCCAACAATGGCAATTAATGAGGTAATCATGACGGGGTAGAT